GTACAATTTTGGTAAACAATACCAACGATATTAATGGTGCCGTCGGAGACATCAGCACGCAATCAATTACATTTACTTGTAATTCACCTATCGTTGTAGACACCACACCATAACAAACTAGAAAAGGGGCAAAAAATGGCAAAACTCAAAATAACAAGGGTTACGGGCGAGGTTACTGAGCATCAAATCACGCCGCGTATTGAATATGCCTTTGAATTGCACGTAAAGAAAGGCTTTCACCGGGCGTTTCTTGAGGACTCTAAACAGACCGATTTATATTTTTTGGCGCACGAGTGCCTTAAAATGGCAGGGGTAGTAGTAAAACCTTTTGGACCGGAATTTTTAGATACTCTCGTTAAGGTGGAAGTACTTGACGACGAACCTTTAGATTAGGGCGAGACTCCCTAACCTATCAGGTAGCCCAGCTATCTATACGGTTAGGGATCTCGCCTCAATCGGTGCTCGATCTCGATGTAGATATGTATAAGATGTTAATACAAGTGTTAAACGATCAAGCTAAGGAGGCCGAGCAATATGCCAATAGAAGTAAAAGGCGTTAAGCAAACTATTAAGGCCATCCGTAAAGTAGATCCGGAATTACTAAAAGAGATGAACGCCGAGATTAAGGCGGTAATGATCCCATTACGCGACAAGGCTCGAGGGTATGCTCCATCACCGCAACCGGATAACCTTTATGCGTGGAACGAAAACACGGTAGGTAAAACTATTACAGCTCGTAACTCGGCTTTTAGAACCTTTAACACCGAGGGCCGAGTGAGGCTTTTTCCGCTTTACGATTACGATACGGTAAGAAAAGGGATTTATTATTCTCAAGCACCCGGTCAAAAGAATCGCAACGGTTGGAGGGCTCTTTACTTTGTAGGTAATAAATCGGCCGCCGGATCTATCTATGAGACAGCCGGTAGAGCCGAAACTCAATCTCGTAAAGGCTATCGCTCTAATAACCCGGGCGCCGGTGATCACTTTGTAAGCCGTATGGGTCCTCTCTATGGCAATAAGCGCGAGGAGCGCGGCCGTATGATTTTTAGAGCTTGGCACGAGGATCAGGGTAAAGCTCAAGCCGCAGTCATCCGCGCTATAGAGAAAACGATCGCTGCCTTTAATCAAGGCCGATACGGAAAGGCCGCATAATGGCAACCCTACCTAGTTTAGTCGTAAGCGCGGTTACTACCTTTGATGGTAAAGCTCTTAAAAAAGGCGAAAAACAAATAGGAGCCTTTGAAAAAGGTGCTAAAAGATTAGGCGCCACTTTTGCCGCTGCCTTTAGTGTGCAGAAAATATCCCAGTTTGGTAAGGCTGCCGTTAAAGCATTTGTGGAGGATGAAAAGGCCGCATCGCGTTTAGCTATATCAGTTAAAAATCTTGGCCTTGCCTTTGAGACTCCGCTTATCGAGGAATTTATATCTCAGTTATCTCGCGCCTCGGGTGTCACTGATAACCAGCTTCGTCCATCAATGCAAAAACTTTTGACCACTACCGGCTCAGTGGCTAAATCTACAGAGCTACTTACTCAAGCCTTAGATATAAGTGCCGGAAGCGGTGTCGCTTATGAGACCGTAGTAAATGATTTATCAATGGCTTACGTAGGTCAAACTCGAGGCTTGCGTAAATATTCATTAGGTTTGACTCAAGCCGAGCTTAAGACGATGAATTTTGCCGACATACAAGAAAAACTAAATAAACAATTTACCGGCGCTAATGCTCAATATTTAACTACTTATGCCGGAAAGATGGGCATTTTATCTAATGCCGCCGGTGAAGCTAGTGAAACTATAGGTAAAGATTTACTTGATAGTTTGTCATTATTGGCCGGAGAAGGTGATTCGATTCAACCGCTAGCTGACTCTATGGGCGAGTTTGCTACGTATATTGGCGATGCCATTTATGGCATAGGTGTTTTAGGAGAAAAATTAAAATCTTTACCGGGTGCAGGTCTTATAGGTAAAGCTGGAGGAGCAAGAGGTGTTTTTGAAGTTCTTGCACCTCAGGCAGGTCAAGCACTTAAAGTTTTAGATTTACTATCCGAGTATGGTAAAAAGGCTAAAGCACTTCCGGGTATGGGCGGTTATCCCAGCTCAGCTTTAGGACCCGGTTATGTTGATCCAAACGAGGCCAAGCGTAGAAAAGCTGAGGCCGATGCTGCGAAACGTCAAAAGCAAATTGCGGCCGATGCTGCCAAGGCAGCCAAGGCAGAAAAACAAAAAATAGCTCTTACTAAAGCCGCTGCGGTTTTTGATAGCACGCGGATCTCTATAGCTGCAGCTCTTAAAGCTACATACGACAAAGAGACTAAACTGCGCCTTGAGGCGCTTATGCTCATCGAGGAGGATAAAGGCGAGGCAGCTCTTAAGAAAATCGACGAGCTCGCTAAATTCCAGAAAAACGCCGATATGGAGCGCCTAGCCGGTGTCGAGACAATTAGTAACGCTACCCTGCAATCTATTAACACACAGCTAATTACAGAGCTTAAAGCTATTAACGATAGCAAGATGGCCGAGGGCGATAAAGAGCTGGCACGTGAGGAGGCGTTTAAGAAATATAACGCTGCGATAACGGCCGCTGGCAAGTTAGCCGCTACTGAGTCATATAACGAGCGCGTACAGATCCAGCTTACAGAGATAGCACGCCTAGCCTCTATCAGTAAGACATCAAGCGCGGCTAATACCGCTAACCTATTACTTGAGTCCAGCGAGCTAGATATGATTTCTCGAGTAGAAAAGGCACAAATGGATGCCGATAATGCGCGTTATAAAGCTCTTAAAGATTATATCGCTTTGTTAAATGGTGTAGGCGCAGCTCCATCCGTAGGAGGGGTACCGCAAGGCTCTTTTGATAAAAATGGGCCTTTAGGTGGCTTACTTGCCGGTGCCGTAGCAGGGGTAAATCCCACTTTTACTCCGATGCCTACTCTTACAGATCCTTTTGCTAGTTACGGCTTTAACCCAGCTACAGGTGCCTCTACTCAAAACATAGAGATCACGGTAAATACAGGGGTAGGAGATCCTGAGGCTATCGCTAGAGCCGTCGAGGATATTCTTAATCAATCGACATACAGAGGCACCTCGGTAGCACGAGGATCAGGGGTCTACGCGGTATGAGTACTTGGCTACCCGAGTGGAAAATCATCGTAGGGACCACCGTTTACGATAACGTGCTATCGGTCAATATGGCAACGGGTCGAGATGACATCGATCTACAGTGCAACGCCGGTTACGCTCGTATGGAGATCGTAAATCTAAATAACTCGACCTTTGATATAGATGTTACAGACTCCCTTACCCTCGAGCTTAAGAATAGCGCCGGGGTTTACGTGCCCGTCTTTGGCGGTGAGGTGTCAGATTTTGGTATATCAGTACGCTCGCCTGAGGAGATTGGCTTTATAACAATCGGTAATATTTTGGCCGTAGGATCTCTAGCCAAGCTGACTAAAGCTCTTTTTCCGGATGCCTTGGCTAAGGATGAGGACGGCAACCAAATCTATGACATCCTTAACGAGCTACTTATCAATTCTTGGTTTGAGGTAGCACCGGCTTTACAATGGATGGATTACGACCCTACGACTACGTGGGCTAATGCAGAAAACGTAGGGCTAGGCGAGATTGATCAGCCGGGCCTCTATGAGATGATCTCTCGTTCAGCTGAGCCGGCGAGCAGCTATAACCTATGTGCTCAGATAGCACAAAGCGCACAAGGGCAGATATACGAGGATAAGGCCGGGCGAGTTTGTTATGCTGACACGGATCACCGTACTGCCTACCTATCGGCTAACGGATATACGACCATATCAGCTAATTACGCTACGCCGTCTACCGTTAAATCAATCCTACAGATAGGCAAGATCCGTAACTCCCTAGTATTCAATTATGGTAATAACTACAATAGCCAAGCTACAGCCCTCGATGCTGATTCGATTGCTAACTATGGCAGGTATCAGCGCAGCGTTACTACTAACCTCCATAACCTAGCGGATGTAAATGACTTAATGGATCGAGAGCTAGGGCTCCGGGCCATCCCGAGAGAGCAACTACAGAGCATCACCTTTAGGCTAGATAACTCAAACCTGCCCGATGCCGAGCGAGATAAGCTCATCGATGCTTTTTTTGGTCAGCCAATGGTAGTTAATGACCTACCTATCAATATGTTCAATGGCTCATTTAATGGCTTTGTCGAGGGGTTCTCTATTAAGGCTACGCCGTCATACGTAGACTTTACTCTTACCCTAAGCCCTACAGATTTCTCACTGGTCGCGCCACAATGGGATACAGTGAGTCCACCCTCCCTAATTTGGACGGGTGTTAATGCTACTCTTATATGGGAAAACGCTTTTGGAGGATTAACCTAATGGCAACTACTACACCTAATTTTGGATGGCCGGTACCTACATCCACCGATCTCGTAAAGGATGGCGCTACAGCTATCGAGGCTCTCGGTGATTCGATCGATGCCTCACTACTGGATCTTAAAGGCGGCACTACAGGCCAAGTCCTAGCAAAAGCCTCAGGTACAGATATGGACTTTAGTTGGGTCGCGCAGGATGACTCTAACGCTATCCAAAATTCTATAGTAGATGCTAAAGGCGATCTAATTGCGGCTACAGCTAATGATACTCCGGCTCGTTTAGCAGTCGGTACAAATGGTCACGTATTGACCGCAGACTCAACCGCCGCTACTGGTATCAAATGGGCAGCGCCGGCAGGTGGAGGTAAAGTATTACAGGTAGTACAAGCGACATACGCTACACCTACGGCTACTACGTCAGGTAGTTACGTAACCTCAGGGCTTACGGTATCTATTACACCATCGGCTACTACTAGCAAAATTTTAATTATGTATCAAATGAACAATCAAACGCAGAGAAGCGGTACGTATTCTGATTATCAGTTAGCACTTTATCGCGGCGGTTCCTCGATTATAGATTTTGGTAATACTAATTTTGGCGACGTAGCATCTTTTGTTTATGCTATGAACTTTGACGCAGGTATGTATTTAGACTCACCATCTACGACAAGCTCAACAAGTTACACAATTTACGGAAAACGTACAGTCGGTACATTAACTATGAATAATGGCACTTCATCAATTATTGCTATGGAGATAGGAGCTTAAATATGGCCACTGCAGCCGATGTATTAAATTATCTAATACCTACTGGAGGATGGACTATACAGGGTAGCGACTTTGCCTCTATCGTTTATGATGATGGTGTAATTGCAGTATCTAAATCTGCTTTTGATTCTGCTTTTGCCGAGGTAGATAATCTCAACGCTCGAAAATTAGCGGAAGCACAAGCTAATAAAGCTGCACTACTTGACCGTTTAGGTATTACTGCCGATGAAGCGGCGCTACTACTCTCATAATGTTAAAAAGTTATAACGGCTACCCGGCATCAAAAGATCCGGATGAGATCAAAATAAAGTCCTACCCGGTAAGGGGTACGGATCGTAAGCTAAGGTGTGCCGAGAGTGTGGGACCACTCTTGGCCGCCTTTGCTGCAGAGTTTCACGAGCTAATCGAGCCGATCGATGAGGGCGCCTTTGACGATTGGGCTTACGCTTTCAGGATGGTACGCGGTACGACCGATAAGTTATCGTGCCACTCATCCGGTACAGCTATCGACCTTAATGCGACTAAACACCCACTAGGTAAGCGCGGCACGTTTCCAGCTGAAAAGGTACCTATGATTCGGGCCTTATCTAAGAAATACGGTCTTAAGTGGGGCGGCGATTTTAAGAGCCGAGCCGATGAGATGCACTGGGAAGTAGAAATATCACCCGTAAAGGCTAAAGCATTAATCGAGACTTTAGGTTTATAGTTATACAAACCTTAAGGGCACTTAGGAGTAACAATGAAAGATCAACTAATAGCTGCCGGTATGTCATATGCACGTGCAGCTCTCGCAAGCGCAGCGGCGCTTTATATGTCAGGTATTACAGATCCTAAAGTACTAGCTAATGCTTTTATCGCCGGCTTAGTAGGCCCTCTACTTAAAGCCCTACAGCCAAGCGAAAAGCAGTACGGTCTAGGCTCTAAATGATCCGGGCCCTGATAGGGGCGATGTTGGGGACGTTACTCCTATCAGGGTGCGGTTACCAAGGATGGGTAAGGTATGAGTGCCAAGAGTACGAAAACTGGGAAAAGCCTCAGTGCGTTGAGCCGCAGTGTGTGGTTACGGGAACCTGCACTAAGGACCTTATTAAGCCAAATGAATAAGGATAAAAAACGTCTAGCGCCTGAGGATATACACGCTCGCCTAATCTTTCTAATCGGTGCCGTACTGGCCTTGACCTTTTTTGTAATTACAGCTGGGGCCGTTTATGCGCTGGTCTTTGTCACTCAGCCGGTAGGTGCTCAAGCTCCCAATGATCGAGACTTTATACAGCTCTTACAGACTTTAGCTATATTCTTAACGGGTGCGCTCGGTGGAGTACTTGCCGGTAACGGGCTTAAATCTAAAGCTAAAGAACCTATAAGAACCGACACGCCTACGTAAATGCTTGCCTTATGTCAGATGGTGGGCTCATACTGATACCACAAACGCCGAGAGGGCTACTCGGATAGTATGCCTAATCGGCCTTAACAAAGGGCGATATATGAACAGTGCAGATTTTATAATAGTGTTTACAGTAACGGGCATAATGGCAGCGTTTATTAGGGCTGCATATACCTTAGGGTACCGACACGGGCACGGCGAGGGTTACATACGAGGCCGGGCAATCGTGCAAGCTCTTAAAGAAAAGAACCTAATCTGATGGGATTCTTAGATAACTACGAGGATGTAAA